CAAACGCTAAAGGGCGAGAACAGGCGGGCGCTCAGAATGAGTTTGCAAACAAAGAAGCTCAGAAGTATGCAAATCAACAGGCAAGTGCCGCCGCCGCTGGTGCTCAGAGTCAGGCAACAACCGCTGCAAGAAGTGCCGGAATGAACAAGGCACAGGCGGCCATGATGGGAAGTCAGCAGAACGCTAACGCCTATCAGAACGCATACGGAAACGCCTATAACTCACAAATGGGAATGGCTAACCAGAACGCAGGACAGCAGAGCGCTAATTATGCTAACCAAATGAATGCACAGCAGAGCGCTATGATGAACTCAGGAAATGCTGCTGTAAGTGCTGCAGGAACTGCAATGGGTGCCGGACAACAGGAAGGACAGAACGAGTATGAAAGAAAATGGGGCAACTGGGGTAATGCTCTTGGTATTGGTGGTTCTGTTCTTAAAGCCTTCTCTGACGAAGATTTGAAGCACTACAGAGAATGCTCAAAAAAAGTAACAATCCGCTCACCTAAGAGCGTACAGAAATTAAAGTTTGTGCAGAAGGAGAATTAAAAATGAATATTATACGCCTTATATTAAAAGAAGCCGGTGGAAGGTTTGAAAACGCTGCCGGTGCTATCGACTCTAAAGACAATATGTTTAGGGGTTCTTCTGGTAATGCTGTTTCTGACAAACTCGGTGGCGGTGAACAGAATAATCCCATTATGGAAGAAGAGCCACAGAGCGAAAGCGCAGAAACTCCAGACATGACAACAGAAACAGATACTACTCCGGCAGAAGGTGCTGATGTAGGAAATGCTTCTGACGTGAACGACAATGAAAACATTATGAGTGACGGAAGACTCAAAGACGGTTACGCAGATTATAAAAACACCTACAAAGAACTTGAAAGTAGACCGCTTTCCGGTAAGCTCAAAAACCTTGACCTTAACCCTATGTCACAGAAACCAACAACGAGTAACGGTTCTGGTGGTGGTATGAACATGGGCGCTATGTCAAAACTCATGGGTAGTTTTGGTAGTGGTTCAGAAGGTGCAGACATGGGCGGAGACGCGGCAAGTTCTGTAGATGCCGGAGATATGGGCGATATGGCAGATGCTGGTGATGCGGCAGATGCAGCAAGTGACGAAAGACTTAAGCGCATTTTTGGTGACAATGAAGACGCTATAAAGTGCTTTGCAAACATCAACGCTATCAAGTTCACTTACAATGACACTGCACATGATATCCCAGGTAGTGAAGATAAGGGCGTAGACAATGACCCACACTACGGAGTAAAGGCTCAGGAACTTGCAGAAAATCCTTTGACACAGACTGCCGTAAGTAAAGACCCTATCTCTGAATACTTACAGGTAGATACAAAAGAATTGACAATGGCAAATACTGCCATTATCTCAGAAATATGTAAGCGCATTCTCATTATTGAAAAGGTGCTTGGAATAAAGGTGGTATAAAATGACAACACAAGAAGCTCAGACAATTATAAATAACTGGAAGGGTTCAAAGGATGACCCTAAATATCTTGAAGCTAAAGACTTTCTTGAAAATCAGCAGAAAGAAGGTGAAAAGGCAGAAAAGAAAAAGACCTTGAAAGAAAAACTTGTTATGTCACCGGAAGAAATGCAGAAAATGACCGGAGAAAGAGCAGATGTCCAGAATGCTGCAAGACGTTCACAAATTGCTAACCCTTCTGTAGGTATTGTAGACAGAGTCATGGGAAACGTTACAGGAAGAAACGAAGATTTACTTGACCCATGGGCACTAAAAGCAAATGATCTTAATGCAGATGGCTCTATTGCAGAAAAAGACCTTAGAATTGGTGATGGTGCAAGCGGTAATTTTATCGGAGCAGAAGAAGAAAAGACAGACACCAAAGGTGGCGAAGGTTCTGCATCTTCTACCGGACTTGATAAACACACACAGAATTATTTGAACAAAAACGACAAGATTGCAGAAACTGTTGAAGAAAAGCAGCTTAAAAAACTTCTTGAAAACAGTGAAGCAAACTGGAAACAAATGACCGAAACTTCTGCAAAGGTAAGAAATGCCTACAACGATATTGACGATAAATATATCGAGCAACTTCCTACTTTTATGTTCAAACGCTATCAAAATGGTGAGTTTGGAGACCCTAAATCAAGTGACGCAAAACTCCGCCTTGCTCATTTTATGATTAACGGTGTAGGAACTGCACTTGCTAACGCTAGTCACATCATCAAAAAAGACGGTGTACAGGAACAGAGCGACTACGAAAAGGTACAGGGAACAAACCTTGAGCAGGGCCTTGCTAACCGCTGGAAGAAGAACAACGCTGAAACAGAAGAAGTCATCAAGATTGCAAACAAAGAAGCAGACAACGAACAGGATGCAAGAATATACGTTGAACAGCTCACAAGAGACAATATGCTTAAGAGTGGATGGAATGCTATGGATCAGAACCAGAAGCTCTATGCTATCAACGTATCAAGAGAAATCGGTAAAATGATTGGTGACATGAATGTTGAAGAACTTTCAAACTTCATTACTGCCCAGGCACTTAATGGCAACTTGAGTGAACAGCAGGCCGTTGTTGTTGGCTTGGCTTCTCTTGTTTCAAAGACACCTGAACTCTTGCAGAAAATGCCGGAAGGTGGTGTAAAGAATGCTGTAATGAGTTTGTTAGGAATTGGAAAATAAAATAAAGATTTAATAAAACCAAAGGCGGGAATTACCCCGCCTTTTTTATTTACCAGTCATCACCTTCTTTGAACTCTGAAACTGTTATATATAATTTATCGTGTTTAGTCTCGAAGGTGTAATTGTATTTATTCCCGCTCTTACTTTCTATGCAAATGTAGTCTGATATTTCCATAACTTCAAAGTCATTTGGTGACTTCCATTTATCCCTATTTTTAAGTTCTGGTGTTTTTACAAGAAACATCCAGCCTTCTTCTGCCGTAGTAAAACTTGCAGAAAATGCGTTTAAGTGAAAAGCAGAACTATCAGTAGTATGTACATATATCTTAAATGCATCTTTTCTGAATGTTGTATTTGTAATGATTATTTCTTCATTTGCCTTTTCATTAAAAGGCATTATCTGCCCTTTTGGTTCTTCTGCAAAAAGCAAGTTACAGGCAAGTAACAAGCAAGTTAAAACTATAAATCTTTTCATACCAACACCTCACATATATTAGCAAGAAAATTATAAACCTTATCCCTCATAAATCAAGTGTCTAAAAAAGTTAACACTACTAATAACACAAGAGGTTTATATGCAGATTAACTTAAATGTCGATTTGGAAAAAATGCGACAGAAACAAAAGCAGAAAGTTAAGACCGGAATGAGTATGCAGGCTACAGTAAACGGCGCTCTTAATTTACCTACACAGGGCGGAAGTCAGCAGATGCCCGCTATGAACAACCCTAAAGGTTGGGGAGCTAATGCACAATGAGAAAAGTAAAAGACAGTGATATAACAAGCGCCGTAGCAAGTTTAAAGGCGTTTTCTTCAAACAGATTAGCAAAGTATCACAGAAACTACCGCAGATACAACTATACACCTTTTGCAAGTCTTAACAACATCAAAGATCCTTCTGTAGTAGGCTACTACGAACAGCCCGCAGAAATCGAAGAAGATACAACAGCCACACCACAGTTGAACGTTATTAAAAGTTGTATTGATACACTTACTTCTAAGATTGCTCAGTCTAAAGTTAGACCGTTCTTTAATACCCAGAACGGAACATTTAAAGACATTCAGACAGTAAAGCAGGCTCAGGCTTTCTTTGACCTTTACTATGATGCTCAGAACGTAAACAAGAAAGTATCTGAAACTTTCCGTGACTCTGCTATTTTTGAAAAGGGCGTTATCTACATCAACGAAGTATCAAAGAACATAGAGAAAGCACTCCCTTGGCAAGTCTTTGTTAGACCTGCAGAAGTGACTTATGGAAAACTGACCCGCGTTTATTATGAGCGCAAAGACTATCCTACAACGCTTCTGGATGATGACCTTGTAAGAAAGTCAAACAATGAAGACAACGACTACTGTACTTATGGTGTTTATTATGACACCTTCAACCATATCAAGGCAGAAATCATTGACGGTGTAGTTATCAGAAAATCTGACTATAAGCCTTCTAAACTTCCTTTCGTTTTCCTGCATTACTGTTCCCCTATCGTTGGAGACACTTCTCAGTCAATCGTTGATATGCTCAACTCTATCCAGTTGGAAATTGATAACTTGATGATGAAGATTAAGGATGCAAGCCAATTAAACCCGGCTCTTACTTTCTGTGTACCTAAAGGCTCTAGCGTAAAGACAAGTCAATTAAACAATCGTGTAGGACAGATACTTGAATATACTGCCACACCAAACATGACCGGAAGTCCTGTTACAGTTGCAACACCAGCGTTTATTGATAGTCAGTATATGCAGCTCATTGAAGAACTCAAACAGAGCGCATACGAGCTTGTAGGTATTTCTCAGTTATCTGCTATGAGTACAAAACCTACAGGACTTAATAGCGGGGTTGCATTAAGCACAATGGAGAACATTGAAAGTGACCGATTTGAAACACAGCTTAATCAGGTTATCCGGGCTTATGTTGATATTGCAAAAACTTGTATTGAGGTATTCCCGGAAGAAGACACAATTTTACCGGAAGATAATCAGCGCCTTTCTATCCAGTGGAAAGACATTGTAGAAGAGTCAAACAAGATGGTCGTACAGTTTAGCGCTGCTGACAGTCTCTCTAAAGACCCTTCAACAAAACTTCAACAGTTACAGATGTTGGCTCAGACTGGGATTATACCTACTACAAGAATTGCTCAGTTTATGGAGTTACCGGACATTCAGAGCGGGTACAGTTTATCAAACAATGCAATAAACGCAGTTCTTACTTGTATCAATGACTGTATTGAAAAAGACGTTTTTGAAGTGCCTGACTTCATACCGTTCACAATGCTCAAAGAAGAAATCATCAACACACAGTTATCACTTAAGGCCGCAGCTTCTGAACACAACGACAACTTAGAGGACATTCAAAAACTTACAAAACTCTATGAAAGCGTTGAGATCAAGGAAGCAGACTGGCAGGCAGACCAGGTCCTTGAACAGAAAGAAACTGCTCTTGACGGTGGAGAAACACCGGAAGGGCTTCCACCAAGTATGACAAACATACTCACTCAGGAAGCAAACATGACACCAGTACAGGGCGCTCCTATGGGAGACATGAGTGCCGGCGCTGACATGGATGTAAACACACCGGATGGCGGCGCGGCTTTGGGACAGTGGAACAATGCCCCTATGCCACAATAAGTGTATAAAAAAGTAGACAGTAAAAGTCTACTAATGAGATAAGGAGTTGTTATGGAAAACGAAATCTATGACAT